TGATGTTATTGTTGATGAAGCTACAATGGAAGATGGTGTATTGACAGTTAAATTAGGTGTTAATGAACCAGAAGAAATTAAAGCTCAAGAGATCAAAATCAAGTAATGTTTCCATATACTGTGGAGGAGTGGGAATTTATTTCCCACTCTTTCCTTCCTTACAAATATATCCCATAGTAACTTCACCATTAATATAGTGATTATTATGTTTGCTGTCATGGTAGATATTCTTTTCAAACCATGTTTGGCAAGGTTCATGAATAGATATTTCTTTTAAATAAAACTCTGTTGGTGATAGCACCATTATCAAAGTAATAATTAAATCCATTCTTTTAATTCTTCTCCAAGAATTTCAGATGCAATGTTTATTTTTTTACGAAGAGCTTTAACAATTTTTTCATCTATTGTTTCTTCAGCAAGTAAATCAATATAAGTTACCGATTTTTTTTGCCCAATACGATGTGCTCTATCTTCTGACTGAAGTCTTTTTTCAAGGTCATACCCATTTGAATAATAGATAACAGTGTTTGCTGCAGTAAGCGTAATACCGTAGCCACCTGTTTGTGGATTACCAACGAAAAATCTGACTTTGGAATTTGGGTCTTGAAACGTTTGTATATTTTTCTGTCTTTTTTCCGCTTCGATCGCTCCATAATATTGCACAACAGAATCTTGTCCATATTTTTTTTGTATTTCTTTAACAATGTGCTCAATGTCATAAATATAATTTGCCCAAATAATTGCTTTTCCCTCTACTTCTTCTAACACATCTAAGAGTTCATTTAAACGATTGTTTTTTAATTCAACAATTTCGCCATCGTCTAACTTTAAATGTCCACAGGTTATTTGATGTAATCGCATTAGTTGTGTTAATACATGTGGAGCTGTCGTAATTTTGCCATCAAATTCTGCTAAAGCCGCAGCTTTCATACTTTTGTATTTCTTGCTTTGTTCTTCTGTTAATTCTACCGTTCTTCTGATATAAATTTTTTCTGGAAGATCTAAACAATCTTCTTTTAATACACGATATGAAAAAAATTTTAGAGACTCAGATAATTCATCAAGCCTCTTATAACTTCCTACTATCTGAACTTGTCGGCCACCAAAATTCCTGGTTACCATATGTGCATAACGATTTCGAAAACTGTAAAAAGATTGGAAACCAAGAAGATCTTCATGAAGAAATTTACATTGACTATATAGATCGAGCGGCGATTTAGTCACAGGTGATCCAGTTAAAATTCTTCTGTATTTAGCTAATGGAGCCAAAGCAGTTATTGCTTTAGTTCTTTTTGCTGTAGGTGTTTTAATAGTTGTAGATTCATCAATAGCCATTAATGTTTTATGGCTTCTTAAAAATTTAGTGGCAAATTCCAACCCTTTTTTAGTTGAAAAGGCCTCAACATTCATGACAAGGATGTGAAGGTCATAATCTGATTCGAATAATAATTGATACTCTTTATCCTTTGCTTTTGATGTTGAAGCAGTCCATAGTATCGTTTTATGTTGGATATGACTAGCTAAATGTGTAGGAATTTCTCCAGAAAACCAGTTTCTATAAACACCTTTTGGTGCTATAATTAACGCCGCATTTATTTTACCTGCGTCATAAAGCATACCTATATTATCTACTAATACTTTAGATTTACCTGTACCCATTTCCATGAAATAAGCATATTCTTCTTTATCCCATGATTTTTCCAATGCAGTTAATTGATGTGCATATGGCTTAGTTTTAAATTTATAGTTCATAATTTTTTATTCTTTCTACTTGACATTAAATATAATCATCATTATATCTTTGTCAATAGAATAAAAAAAGAAAGTTTAGAAATGAAAAATAAAATATTTGAGTTATATAAAAAAGATTCTTTAGCAGAGTTCTTAAATTTTTACAAAGAGAACCCTGAAGAAAATTTTGTGTATGTATTACAAACTCCACCTACTAATATTAATATATTAGGAGCATCGGATTTTGGATACTTAGTTATTTGTTTACCTAATCACGGACCTGATTCGCAAATTATTTTTTCACCTGCACCATTTGTGTTTAAGATGAGAAAAAATTTACGTGATTTTAGAAAACAAGATTACATATTGTTAACAGGAGATCCTGCAATTATAGGAATATCCTGTGCAATCGTGAGCGACCAAACTAATGGTCAATTTAGACTCTTGAAATGGGATCGACGAGAGGCTAGATATTACCCAATTAATTTCGATCTATATCAGAAAGGATAATACATGAGTATAAACTTTGAAGAAGACAAACAGGATCTGTTGCAAAATACAGATGTTGAATCATTATCAGTGAACGTAGATAAACTGGTAGATCTTGAAGAACAAATTAAAAGATCAGAAGAACACACTAAAAATCTACAAGCAATGCGAGACAAGATTAGTTCAGAGGTAATTCCTAATATCTTAGCAGAACAAGGACTACAATCTCTGAAACTTGCCGATGGAACTGTACTAGAGGTAAATAAAAAATACAGTTGTACACTTCCGAAAGACCCTGAGAAAAGGGAAGCGGCGTATAAATGGCTTCGTGAACAAGGATTAGGTGACATCATTAAAAATGAAGTTGCTGTAACCTTTGGTCGTGGAGAAGACAACAAGGCGGAGCAACTGCTCAACCTTGCAGCTTCAAATGGATTCGAACCTCAACAAAAATCTAAAGTTGAGCCGATGACTTTGAAAGCTCTATACAGGGAGCGTGTCGAGGCTGGCCTCGACATGCCTTCCGATATCTTTCACTTGTTTATGAAAGATGAAACTAAACTTAGCCAGAAATAGGAGAAACGTGAATGACGGAACAACAAACGCGAACCGTGACTAAAAAAGAAACACACTTGCCAACAGCAAGTTTGTTTGAAGCTGATGCCCATTCAGGTTTTCAGAATATGGATCAAAGCGATTTAGCTTTACCATTTTTGAGAATACTTGGGCAATTATCACCTCAAGTAAATGAGAGGGATTCAAAGTATGTAGAAGGTGCCAAGGCTGGTATGATCTTCAATACTGTGACTTCTGAACTTTACGATGGGATAAAAGGAATCAATGTGATCCCTTGTCATTATAAAAGGGAATATGTTGAATGGACGGATAGAGGAGAAGGAACTGGTGCTCCAGTTGCTGTGCACTCCGCAACCAGTCCAATTATTCATGAAGCCACTAGGGACAGCATGAATAAAGATAGACTCAAGAATGGAAACTATCTTGAGAATACTGCATCGTACTTTGTACTAGTTACTAAAGACAATAGTGCAGAGACTGCGTTGATTACCATGAAATCTACTCAATTAAAGTTGAGTAAAACATGGAACTCAATGATGAACGGATTAAAACTTCAGGGTAAGAATGGTCTGTTTACACCACCGATGTTCAGTCATGTGTACAATTTAAAAACTGTACAACAATCAAACGACAAAGGTACTTGGTTTGGTTGGACTGTGTCGAAGGTAGGTCCTGTACAAAATAAGGACTTGTACGAGCAAGCAAAAGCTTTTGCTAACAGTGTTGGATCAGGAGAGATTCAAGCTAAACATGCAAAAGATGAGAAGAGCGAAGAGAACGTACCATTTTAAATGGGAAGGGGCCTTCGGGCCCCTTTTTTACAACAGGAGAATAAATGAAAGAAAAATTTAAGAATATATTTGAAGGACTAAGTATTGCTTATGGTCAATATCAAAAAGGTGATCATGATGAAAATGGCAAACAAAAAGGTAGAGCATTCATTGTTAGAAAAAATGTAACAGATGAACTTTGGGAAAACCATATTAATGGAGTTGGTCCTGCTCTTGGTATTATACCCATCACTGAATCTAATTCTTGTAAATGGGGATGTATTGATATTGATGAATATAATTTTAATCACGCAGAATTAGTATCAGAAATACGATCTAAAGATTTACCACTGGTAGTTTGTAGATCTAAGTCTGGTGGAGCACATGTATTTTTATTTACAAAAGATTTTATACCTGCATCTACAATGCAAAATACACTTAAAAAGATGGCAGGAATTTTAGGATATGAAGGTGCTGAAATATTTCCGAAACAAACAGAAATACTCGTGGAACGTGGAGATACAGGAAACTTTTTAAATTTACCTTATCACAACCAAATGAATGGTTTGCGATATGCATTCAAAGATGATGGTGAAGCGGCGACCATGGAAGAATTTTTTGCATTGTATGATAAATATGTACAATCAGAATTAAAAGAAGTTAAATTAGAAAAGAAAAAAGAAGTAGAAGCATTTCAAGATGGTCCACCTTGTCTCAATAAATTAGCTAAAGACGGTTTTGGAGAAGGTGCAAGAAATAATGCATTATTTAATATTGCAGTTTATTTTAAACAAGCATTTCCAGATACATGGGAAGATGAATTGGTAAAAGCAAATCAAGAACATATGGTACCACCATTAAGTAATGGTGAAGTACAGATGTTAATTAAGTCGGTAAATAAGAAAGGATATGATAAATATAGATGTAAAGATGCACCTATTAATTCTGTATGTAATCCAAGTTTATGCAGAATGAAACGATATGGTGTAGGTTATGATGAAGAACAAATACCAGCATTAGGAAATTTAACTAAGTATGCATCTAAACCACCTCAGTGGTTTTTGAATGTAGGGGAGACAAGAATAGAACTAAAAACAGAACAACTTTATAATCCAGGTCTATTTGCAATAGCGTGTTTAGATCAAGCTAATTTAATTGTTCCTGTACAAAAACCAAAAGATTGGAAACAACATTATTTAAAACCTTTGATGGACAATCTTCAAGAAATAGAAGCATTAGAATCTTTAGATCCATTAAATCAATTATATTCTTTATTACAAGACTGGACTACCAATAGACAATCAGCAAGAACTATGGAAGATATATTTAATAAACTTCCACATACTGATGAGAAAAGAGAGTTTACTTATTTTAGAATGGAAGATTTTTATAATTATTGTAAACGAAATAATTGGGAATTTAAAAAATCAGAAACAGGTAATTATTTAAAACAGTTAGATTGTTTTGTAGAAGAAGTGAGAAAAGATTTAAAAGGAGGAGCTCCACGTCTTGTTAAAATTAAAACATTAAAGAAACAAGAAACAACTACTTCTAAAGTTACTTATCAAGAAAATCATTTTTAATTATGAAAACAATTATATTAGGTCCACCTGGAACAGGAAAAACAACTACTTTACTAAATTTAGTAGATGAATTTATCCAACAAGGAATTAGACCAAGACAAATAGGTTATTTTTCTTTCACAAGAAAAGCTGCAACGGAAGCTGCAACAAGAGCTGCTGAAAAATTTAATTTAAGTATAGATACAGATTTAGAAAATTTTAGAACTCTACATTCTTATGCATTTAGAAAATTAGCTATGGCTAAAGAAAAAATGATGAAACCAGAAGACTATAAAGAATTTGGGCATAAATGTGGCATTCCTATTAAAACAGCTAAGTTTTCAACGGAGGATGGGACATTTAATTCAGACAATGAATATTTAACTATTATTAATACAGCAAGAGTTAAAAGAATGGATCTACTAGAATATTATGATCAAAGACAGAATATATTAGATATTGAAAGGGGAACATTATATCTGATAGCAGAAGAATTAGAAAGATATAAAAAAGAAAAAGGATTAAAAGATTTTACAGATTTATTAGAAGATTTTATAGAAAAAGATATTGAGTCTAGTTTTAAAGTTTTATTTATAGATGAAGCTCAAGATTTATCTCATTTACAATGGGATATGGTTAGACAAATATGGAAAAATGCTGAGAAAACCTACATTGCAGGGGATGATGACCAGGCTATTTTTAAATGGGCTGGAGCGGATGTTAATCATTTTATTGCATTACAAGAAGAAGTAGATGCTATTAAAACATTAAACCAATCTTATCGTATTCCTGGTGGACCTATTCATGAACTATCGCAAAGAATTATAGGTAAAGTACAAAATAGATTTAATAAAGAATATAAACCAAGACAAGAAGAAGGAATTTTAAAACGATATTCTGATGTAACGCAAGTAGACATGTCAGAAGGAAATTGGTTAGTCTTATCTTCGGCAAATCATTTTTTAGATGATGTAAAAGAATTATGTGAATTACGTGGATGGTATTATCAATACAAAGGTAAAAATTCTATTAATCTTAAATTATTACTGGCTTTAAATAATTGGGAACAATTTAGAAATGGTGCATTATTATCTCATTTAGAAATTAAAAACATATATGAATATTTAGGTACTAATGTTGCAGATGGATTTAGAGAAGGAAAATTATTTCATTCAGAAGAAAAATATAGCATACAAGATTGTAAAGAAAAATTTGGATTATTAACGGATAAAGTTTGGTATGAATCTTTTGAAGGACTAGATCACTTGACAGAAAACTATATTCGTAATATGAGAGCTAATGGTGAGAAGATCAATAAGAATCCTAGAATTATCATGTCAACCATTCATGGTGAAAAAGGTGGCGAGGCAGATAAGATATTATTACTTCAAGATATTACTAACGCTGCCATGGAGACGTTTGCGCACGACCCTGACGAATTACATAGATTATTTTATACTGGGGCTACAAGAGCTAAAAGAGAGTTGCATATTGTGGATCCAAAAAATTTTGAAAAAGCATATTTAGTATGACCCATAAATCAGATTTAGAAAAAGCATTTCCCTCTAGCCGTCAAGAAGGTGGAAATCATTATCAAAAACACAGCATTCAACCTTATGAATTTATTACAGCTAATAATCTATCTTATTTTCAAGGCAATGTGATTAAATATGTAGTGAGATATAAAGATAAAAATGGAATAGAAGATTTGAAAAAAATTATTCATTACTGTGAATTAGAAATTGAACAGATGAGAAAAAAGAAAAAATGAGTTGGAAAGAATTTAGAGATAGGGCAAAACTTATAGAAGAACAATTTGCTAAAAAATTAATTAATCCTATTTGGGCAAATGATAATGAAAATATAAATGAGCATTGGGATGTTAAAGGTTTATTTAAAGATAAACTTTTAAAATTTGATGTTAAAAGTATGAAAAAGAAAAACAGATATGATAATAACTTTCAAGATGACGTAGCTTGGGTTGAAGGAACCAATGTAAGAGGCAATCCTGGTTGGTTAAAAGGAAAAGCTGATTATATTTCATTTGAAAGAAATAATCATTGGTTACTTGTTGATAGAGAAAGTTTATTAGAATTTGTAAATAAAAAATTAAAAGAAAACAACTTTGAAAAAGGTAAGGGTATTTATAAAATATATCAAAGAGAAGGTAGGCTAGATAAAATAACAATGGTTCCTTTTGAAGACATAGAAAAATTTACTTCGTGTGAAAGGATTCAAAAATGAGAACAATACAACCACCATTATTTACACCGCAGACCGAATGGGTCATGCCTGAAGAATTAAAAGATCTTCGTGGTCATAAAGAAATTGCCGTAGACTTAGAGACTTGTGATCCAATGTTAATGGAACTTGGATCGGGGAACGTGACAGGTCGTGGACACATTGCAGGAATATCATTAGCAGTAGAAGGATGGGAAGGAT